ATGATTTGCTTATAGACTTGCTTGTCCGTATCTTCTACTGTTCTTGCGTCCACCTGGCGCGTGCTCCAAAAGTCACGCTTGGCATGGAAGCACTCAAAGAAGTACCCGCTGTTGCGTCGCGGGTTGCTAAACGCCAGCCAGTACCTATCTAATATGTTCTCCGTAAAGAACCCCGCCCCTACCGCCCAGATCGGGTCTGGTATCCCGCTGGCCTCATCAAAGATCAACATCATCCCGTCGTGGTTGTGTACCCCCGCGTAGCTGTCAGGATTCTCTTCTGACCACAACTTACCCTCTGCCGCCCAGTAGCGCGTCCCCTTCCTAAGATCGCGCTCCACCAAGTCACAGATCCACTTCGCCGGTTGCAGCTTGGTCGCGCTGATCTCCCACCAGTGCGCGTTGATGATCATCGTCGACCATTTAGTCAGCTCGCCCCACGTCACCGACCTGAGCTGCGCCTCGCTGTTAGCGCTCACGATCACGCTTGACCCGATCCTTGTAGTTAGCATCCACATAATCAACCAACTTACTAGCGCCGACTTACCGATCCCCCGCCCCGAGGCCACCGCCCCTCGCAGCGTGTCCATGTCAGCTTTACCTTTGTTGTCTTTTATATGCTGCTTAATGTCTCGTAGGATCTGACGCTGCCACATGCGTGGTCCGCTGTATTTAGCCAACGGCGTGTTCTCTTGCCCCCACGGAAACGCAAACAACACAAACGCTTCAGGGTCGTCTTTGATCGCGGGCGACCACAGACGCGTCATTAAGAGTTGTTCATCGTCAGGGCTGTAAATTGGTTTTTGCATGTTTTTTGATTGTTAAGTTTGGTAGCGTGTCTGACGGTTTGTCTTCTATGATTTTAACTTCGCCTTCAATGACTCTAGACTCAGCTGCTTTTAACGCGTCAATGACGCTGATGCGCTGATCTACTTCAATGCTTACCGCTTGTTTGGCTACCCAGCCATGCGTGTGCTTCAATATTTCTAGCGCCGCTTTTGTGTCGCCTTTTTCCGCAGCGTTATGCAGATGTTCGCTGTTTCTATACTCGCTGTCAGCGCGTCCTTTAAGTTCGGCTATTTCGGCCATTTTGTCAAACTCTTTTAGCCGACGGAACTCTACAGGTAACAATCCTGCTGCTAGCGCTAGCGAATCTTCTTTTAAACCTAGATACGCGGCTTTGTAGATGCGTTCTAGCGTTGCTTCTGTCGCTTTTATATCTCTTATCGTAAGTGGAAGACTTTTAAATACCATATGCGGCGCGATTTAAAACGTATGGCTGAAATGACCTATTTGACCTAGCGTAAGACATTTTGCTTTATTTTACAACAATAAAAAAATTTTCTTGTGGCCCCACCGGCTCCGTCTGACCGGCCCGCCGGCCCTGGGGGGGGCTTCCCAGCCAAAAGCCAGTTATAAAAAGCCGAACGGTTTTGGCTGCCAAGCCATGCCGCAGGCTTGGGTCATTTGGGTCATGCCGGTTGTCATGACCGAAATGACCTAAGGTTGGGTCATTTAGGTCATGCTGATTGTCATGACCTAAATGACCTAAACGCCGCGCTGTGCCGGCTAAAAGCGTGGCGCGGCGCGGGTGTCGATTAGGTCATTTGGGTCAAATTGTCACTCCAAAAAAATCGCTGCCAAAAATAAGTCCGTAACAGTTCTGTAATAAAACTACATTTGCATTGAATATATAAACAGATGACCCAAATAGCCCAAAAAGCCTCGATTACACCGACGTATCAACGACTTAGGGCTAAGTCATCGTCCGCCCAAAATAACCGTTTTTAGGTCATCGAATGACCCAAAAAAAGCGCTTGACATGTGCAAAGCAATCCTTTACACTGCATCTCAGTCGCGCATTTCGCGCGACGTAACCAGGAGCGAAACAACATGACCAAGAGTGAATTCAACCTTGTCGAGAAGGCATGGGCCGAACGACTACTGTCTCAGCCATCGTTTATCATGCCCAACAGTCGCCAATCTCATGATGTTGCCAAAGAAGTTCTGAGCAAAACGATGGATCGTATGTTGGATCAAAACCGTCTAGACGCACACGGACAATGGGCGGTTAGAAATTAGACTCTGAGTTCTAACCCACGGGCGCAGCTGCGCCCACAATCCAATTTAATCAACGAAAGGAAAGTCATAAAAATCTACACAACACTCTCAGCACTGAAAGCCGTCAACTTGCTCTCAGCAGATAAGGATGTTCGTTATTACTTAATGGGTGTTCGCGTGACTGCTACCGCTACCGCGACGCGCTTGACGGCTACCGACGGTTATGCGCTTGGCATCCATCAAAGCGAGCAACAAAACGAAGGCGTCGATTTCGTCGAAATGATCATTCCCAACGACGTCATCAAGCTGATCAAGTCGACATCAAAGAACGTCGATACCGTTGTTATTGATACTGAAGATGGCATTACAGGCACAATTGGCGCGATAACGGGCGCGGCTGTTAGTTTCAAAGCCTTAGACGGTAGATTTCCTGATGTCCAACGCATCATGCCGCAAACACTCTCAGGCGAAACCGCGCAGTATCAACCTTACTTGCTCGAAAGGTTTTCCAAAGCGGCAAAGTTGCTTGGCAGTAAAGACGCGCTTATCAACGTCGCGTATAACGGCCCTTCGACTGCGCTTATTAAGATCGACGCGACGCAAGATTTTATCGGTTTAATCATGCCGTTTCGCCCGATCTACGACGACACCGAAGCGAAGATGGTTCCGTTGTGGGCGCGTGAACAACTATCAGCGCCCGCCACGAAAGCGGCTTAGTGTTTGACTTTATGCGCCCGCGAAATCGGGCGCATAGGGGCACGCATTGTGCGGCCATCTAATCCAATCAACGAAAGGAAAGTCAACTATGAACGATACTACTTACAACGGCTGGACGAACTATTCAACTTGGCGAGTCAATCTTGAAGTATTCGACGGCCACGATCCTGAGGGATTTGATCTCGATCAAGGTGCGTATCGCCTTGGTAAGGATCTGCGCGAATACGCCGAGCAGCTGATCGAGGACACGTCTATCGAAGGATTAGCCCGCGACTACGCGCTAGCTTTTCTGCGCGACGTTGACTAAACGGAGATTGCTGAGCACGTTATCGACGCCTACTCGGAGGAAAACTATGAAATCGTTGATTGACTGGCTAGTGGCTGCGGTCTTCGGCGTCGCGCTCGCCTGCGCGGTCTTTTTTAATCTTTAGCCATGATAACGCTAATCATTGCAACATTTATTGCATGGCTTATTTGTGAAGTGTTAGACTTGTAACCGCTCCTTCTGGCACATGCCAGTTAGCCCGCCATCCGGCGGGCTTTTTTTTGTCATTACGGTTTCAATATAGATGTGGTATAAGCCCCGCAACCATATGGGGGCCGATCATGACCGCACCAGCATGTAGTGACGAAGACTTCATCAATCTATGGCACAAGCTCAACAGCCCCGCTGCTGTTGCGCGTGAGTTGGGCACCAGTGTCCGCACGGTCTATAACCGGCGCAATAGCATAGCGGCACGGTACGACATCGAACTGCCGACGCTAACGCATGACAGGCCCATCAATCCGACCATCACGCATAGCTACGACAAAGTCAAATCGATTGCAGACATCTATGGAAAAGTAATCGTATTCAGCGACGCGCATTTCATGCCCAACCAGACTAGTGTTGCTTTTTACGCGCTCATTAAGCTTATCAAGCAGCTCAAGCCGGCAATGGTCATTGCGAATGGAGATATCCTGGATGGAGGCACGATCAGCAAATACGGCCCTGAGGACTGGACAGAACGCCCTACGCTGCAACAAGAAGTTGAAAGCGTTCAGACGCACATGGACGCGATTAAAAAAGCCTGCAAAGGCTTAAATACCATCCTGCATCGAACGGTTGGAAATCACGACATCCGGTTCGATAAGCGCTTGGCGAATGCAGCGCCTGAATTTCGAGGCATCAAAGGTACGACATTGACAGATCACATACCTGAATGGTCGGTGTCGTGGTCGGTGTTTGTCAATGGCAACACAATGATTAAACACCGGATGCAACATTCAGGCATTCATAGTGGATATAACAACACATTGAAATCTGGCGT